TGGGCGTTCCCCATGAAGACATAGCCACAAGGCTCAAAATCAGTGCCGATACGCTGGTTAAATATTACAAAGAAGAGCTTGATGAAGGCAGGATTGATGCCAATGCCGCAATTGCTGGAACTTTGTTTAATCAAGCTAAAAAAGGCAACACTGCGGCGGCAATCTTTTGGCTAAAAACAAGGGCACGCTGGAAAGAAACGCAGGTAAACGAGGTAACTGGTCAAGACGGTGGCGATATCAGGTTAGCTTGGGCAGATGAGTAGGCTTGTAAAGCTAAAATACCGCCCACGAAGCGTTTTTGAGGACTTCCACAGCCGTAAGCAACGCTGGGCAATAATAGTGGCCCACAGGCGTGCAGGGAAGACGTGTGCCTGTATAAATGATTTGGTGGTACGTGCATCGCTAGAAGGCAAAAAAGACGCACGTTACGCCTATATTGCCCCTTATCACAGCCAAGCCAAGACCATCGCTTGGGATTACTTGTTGCGTTACTCCGCACCCTTGCTAAAACGTAGCAATCAGTCCGAGTTATGGGTGGAGTTAATCAACGGGGCAAAGATTCGACTGTTTGGGGCTGATAATCCTGATAATCTTAGGGGTTTATACCTAGATGGCGTAATTCTTGATGAATATGCCGACATGAAGCCATCCGTTTGGGGTGCTGTCTTGAGACCGTTATTGGCTGACAGAATGGGGTGGGCCGTCTTTATTGGGACGCCAAAGGGACACAACGCTTTCTACGAGATATATTCTGAAGCTCAAAAAAGCCCATCTTGGTACGTTAAAACACTAAGGGCAGACCAAACAGGGTTGTTGCCTGATGCTGAACTGGAAGATGCACGCCAATCAATGACCCCTGATCAATATGAGCAGGAGTTCTTGTGTTCATTCGAGGCGGCAATCTTGGGGGCCTACTTTGGAAACGAGATGCGTCAGCTTACAGACCTGCAAAGGATTACCACTGTTGACTACGACCCAATGTTTCCCTGCCACACAGCTTGGGACTTGGGGTATAACGATTCAACAGCCATTTGGTGGTTTCAGGTGGTTTATGGGGAGATACGGGTGCTGGACTACCATCAGTCCGATGGCAAATCTATACCCTTTTACACAGGCTTGCTTGCTCAAAAAGAAGAGGAATATGGGTACAAATATGGGGTTCATTACCTACCTCATGACGCAAGAGCAAAAACACTGGCAAGTGGCGGAAAGAGCATAATCGAGCAAATTTCTGCAAAAATTGACGTAAAACACCTAAAAATTGTTCCAAACCTGTCACTTCAAGACGGAATTCAATCTGCGAGGCTTGCATTAAGTCGTGCTTGGTTTGATAATAAGTGTGAAGAAGGTATCGAATGTTTGCGGCAATACCAAAGGGAATACGATGAAGATAAGAAAGTATTTAGAGACCGCCCAAGGCATGATTGGACAAGTCACGGTAGCGATGCTTTCCGTTATCTCTCAATTGTTTGGAAAGATGAGGACAGCCCTATCCTTAAAGATTCAAGAATCAAAGGATTATCTGTTGGCGAAACTGACGTCACGCTAAACGATATGTGGAAAGAAACCCCAAAAATAGTTAACCGCAGGATATAAAGATGGATCACACATACGAAGATTGGTACAACTGCATTGCTCAATATGAGCGTACATTCAAAGAATGGGAAGGTCGAGCCGATAAAATCGTTAAACGATATCGTGATGACAGCCGCAGTCGCAACAACCCACAAGCAAAATTTAATATTCTTTGGTCTAACGTTCAGACCATTACTCCAGCCGTATTCGCGAGACTTCCTCGCCCAGACGTAAGCCGTAGATTCCGTGACAATGACCCTGTGGGTCGAGTGGCATCCACAATGCTTGAACGTGCATTGGAGTATGAAATTGAACACTACGGTGACTATGCAAGTGCCATGAAACAATCCGTTCAAGACCGTCTTTTGGGTGGTCGTGGAACAGCTTGGGTGCGTTACGAACCGCATATTACTGGCGAAATGGCTGGTGAAGCTGAAGGTGCACCTGAAGATGGCTGGCAGTTAACTGAAGATATTGACGAAGCTGAAACCGAAGGTGGCATCTATCGTGAAGACCAAGAACGCATTGAGTACGAGTGTGCTCCAGTAGATTATGTTCATTGGCGTGACTTTGGTTTGACCGTTGCACGCACTTGGGAAGAGGTAACAGCCGTATGGCGTAAGGTTTATTTAGGTAGGCCAGCCCTTGTTGAACGCTTTGGCGAAGAATTAGGCGGCAAGATTCCGCTTGATACAAGACCTGAAACATCCAAATCCTTTAATGAAAAGATGGGCGAAGGTGCAAAAGAAGCCTGTATTTATGAGATTTGGGACAAAACAAGCGGTGAAGTCTTATGGCTTTCAAAGTCAATGGGCAAAATCCTAGACACCCGTGCCGACCCATTACAGCTTGAAAACTTTTGGCCATGTCCAAAGCCAATGTTCTCAACCCTTACAACTGACAGCCTGATTCCTGTTCCTGACTTTGTTTTGTACCAAGACCAAGCAAGGCAGTTAGACACGCTGGCAGACCGTATTGATGGATTCATTCAAGCCCTTAAAGTTCGTGGCGTGTATGATGCTTCTGAGCCTTCCTTGGGCCGCTTGTTTACAGAGGGCGAGAACAATGCTTTGCTTCCTGTTAAAAACTACGGTGCGTTTAGCGAAAAAGGCGGATTGCAAGGGGCTATTAACCTTGTAGACATTCAGCCAATCGCTAACGGCTTGAACATGGCTTATCAGGCTATGGAGCAAGTTAAGGGTCAAATCTATGAAATCATGGGTATTGCCGACATTCAGCGTGGTCAAACCGACCCCAATGAAACCCTTGGTGCTCAAATCATTAAGTCAAACAACGCTTCAGGGCGTTTAAAGACAATGCAACACGATGTGGTGAACTTTGCTACCGCATTACTACAGATAAAAGCCCAAATCATTTGTCAGCATTTTACTGACGACACAATCGTTAAGATTAGCGGTGCAATGCAATTATCTCCGCAAGATCAACAACTTATCCCACAAGCGTTGCAATTGTTGAAAGACGAGCCTGCCAAAAACTTCCGCATCGAAGTGACTACAGACTCAATGATTTACCAAGACGAACAGCAAGAAAAACAAGACCGTATGCAGTTCTTGCAAGCAATTGGTGGATTCGTACAGCAAGCGTTGCCTGTTGCAAGCCAAGTGCCTGAAATGACACCAATGCTGATGGAAATGTTGAAATTCTCTGTGACAGCGTTTAAAGCTGGCAAAGGATTGGAAGGCATTATTGACGAAACTGCCGACAAGTTCCGCCAGCAAGCTAAGATGATGGAAGGCCAACCCAAGCCACCGCCACCTGAAGTTCAAAAGCTTCAAATGCAAATGCAAATGGAACAAGCCAAGATGCAGATGCAACAACAACTGGAGCAGTCCAAGTTACAGGGTCAAATTGAGATTGAGAAGGCTAAACAAGAGTATCAAGCCCAAGAAAACCAGCTTAAGTTCCAGCTTGAAGAACAACGTAACATGATGGACAGAGAGATGGAGATGAAGGTTGCTCAGATGAAGATGAACACCGAACGCAACACTCAGGTCTTGTTAGCACACATTAACAACGGGGCTAAGATTGAGGTTGCCCGTATTGGTGCTGATGAATCTAACGGTGAACAGGCTTACTTTACTGAACAAGATATGGCGGCATCAATGGAACACCCATTAAAGCCAATCGCTGATGCAATCAGTCAAAGCAATCAGCAAATGACGCTGGCGTTGAGTGATTTGGTAAACACCATCAATGAAAATCATAACAGGCCAAAACAAGTTGTTAGAGGTCAAGACGGCAAAATTATCGGGGTTCAATAATGGCTATAACAGTCAAGCATAAGTTCGTTAGTGCAATACCTGACGGTGATGATGACACTATTGTTAGGCCATCGAATTGGAATGATGACCACCAACTAACGGGAACTGTTCCTGTAGCCAATGGTGGTACAGGTGCATCAACACTTACTGGCTATGTAAAAGGCAATGGCACTTCTGCCATGACTGCCGCTACAACCATTCCAAACACCGACATTACAGGTCTTGGCACAGCTTCCACCAAAGATGCTGGTTCGGCTAATGGTGTGGCAACCCTAGATTCAGGCGGTAAAGTTCCAATTAGCGAACTTCCAGCCGCAGTCTTGGGTGCTTTAAGTTATCAAGGAACATGGGATGCAAGCACTAACAGTCCTACCCTTACTTCTTCTGTGGGTACTAAAGGTTATTACTATGTTGTTAGCGTTGCTGGTAGTACTAACCTTAACGGCATTACTGATTGGCTGGTGGGCGATTGGGCAGTATTTAACGGCTCGGTTTGGCAAAAGGTGGATAATACGGAATCGGTTACATCGGTAAACGGTCAAACAGGTGCGGTTACTATTACTCTTTCAGGGCTTGGTGCTGGCACTATTGCTACTCAAAATGCTAATAATGTGGCAATTACTGGCGGTGCTATTGATGGCACAACCATCGGTGCTACCACTACAAGCACAGGTAAATTTACAACTTTAAACGCTTCCACAAGCCTTACTACACCTATAGTTCAAGCATCAAATTCAGGTGGTTTATCCCTTAAAAATTCCGCAGGCACAACTCAAATAAGCATGGGTGGCGGTGGTGGCGATAATGTGTCAATAAATGTAGCTACAAACATTAATGGTGCAAACGCACAAATTGACATTAGCCCTACTGGTACTGGTCATGTTCATATAAAACCAACTGGTACAGGTTCTATTGAAATTGCACCTACGAATGTAGGAACAATAGATAACATGACTATAGGGGCAACAACTCCTAAAAACGCAAGTGTTGTTGATTTAAGTGTAACTGGCACAACTAGTTTTGATGGCTCACAAGGAACAGCAGGGCAAGTATTAACTTCTGCTGGAACAGGTGCTACGCCCACTTGGACTACTCCAACAACAGGAACGGTCACCAGCGTTGCCGCAACAGCAGGAACAGGCATCAGCGTAAGCGGTAGCCCAATTACTTCTAGTGGCACATTGACCATCACCAATACTGCCCCTGACCAAACGGTAGCTATTTCTAGTGGCACAGGCATTAGCGTTACAGGAACTTACCCTAACTTTACTGTTACTAATACTAGCCCATCAAGCGGTGGCACAGTAACTTCAGTAACGGCTACAAGCCCTGTTACAAGCACGGGTGGAACAACTCCTGTTATTGCTATGCCAGCGGCTACAAGTAGCGTAAACGGCTATTTGACAAGCACAGATTGGACTACATTTAATAACAAAGGCTCTGGCACAGTTACTAGCGTAGCTGGTACTGGAACAGTAAACGGCATTACATTAACTGGCACAGTAACTTCTAGCGGTAATTTAACGCTTGGTGGCACATTGTCAAATGTCAGCTTGGCTACCCAGGTAACTGGCAACCTGCCTGTAACTAACCTAAATAGCGGCACAGGTGCAACATCAAGCACTTATTGGCGTGGTGATGGCACATGGGCAACAGTAGCGGCTACTCCTGCTGGTTCTACAACCCAAGTTCAATATAACAACGCTGGTGCTTTTGGTGCTTCATCTGCATTTACTTATGCTAGTTCAACATTAACCGCACCAAACCTATCTGCAAGCAACGGCATATTGCAGTCAAACGCTTCAATCGGTGCAAGTTTTTCTATTTCTAGCGGATATAATGCAATGTCAGTAGGCCCTGTTACTGTAGCTTCAGGGCAATCCGTAACCGTGCCGTCAGGCTCAAGATGGGTGGTTCTATGAGTTCAGTCGTTATATCAGGCGATACAAGCGGTGCTATTACGCTGGCAGTTCCAGCAGTAGCTGGCACAAATACGATTACTGTACCTGCCGCAACAGGCACAATGCTGACTACAAGGGCTGTAGGAACTACCCTTCAAGTAGTGCAATCTACATTAACTACCAATGTAAATGCAACTAGTTCAACTTTTATAAC